AGCCGTGGGCCGCGAAGATCGACGAATGGCGCCTGCGCATGGGCCTGCCGACGCTCGACAACAATGGCGGCAACGTCTTCGCGATTCCGTTCGCGCAGTCGATCGTGCACGCGCTCACGCCGGAGCCGGCGGTCTCAGCCCTCGCGCCCGGGGCGCCGCCGAGTCCGCTGCCGCCGCCGAAGGGGATCCGCCGGCAGCGCGCGCTCACCCAGGCCAGCGTGAAGACGATCGCCGAGGCCTGCGATCCGCAGCCGTTGATCCATCAGGGGCAGCCCGCGATCCGGGCGGCGGTCGCGCACTTCGGCGCGGCCACGATGGCGCTGATCGCGCCGAAGGCCGCGCCGCCGCCGGCACGCCGGACCGGCAAAGCGAAGCCGGATGCCGACATCGAGGCGCTGACCGACGACACCTTCAACCTCGAGGACGCGCGCGTCCGGGACTTCCTGAAGGTCTGGGGCGCGGACCGGATCACCGGGCTCGTGAACGAGACCACCAAGCAAGACATCCGCGACGCGATCACGTCCGGGCTCGAGAACGGCGACACGATGGATCAGATCGCCGCCGCGATCGGCGACGTGTTCGATCAGGCGGACGGCTATCGGGCGCTCTTGATTGCCCGGACCGAGCTCGTGCGCGCCTCCAATTTCGCCGCCCTCGAGGCGATGACGCAGGGCAACATAGCCGAGAAGGAATGGCTCTCGACGCAGGACGGCCGCGTCCGCGACACGGACGAAGCGAGCCACGTCGACCTGGACGGCCAGATCGTGGACATCGGCGACGTCTTCGAAGATCCAGCGAGCGGCGAGCAGGCGATGTATCCAGGCGACTTCGGCGTGCCGGCCGAGGATTGTAACTGCCGCTGCGGTGTGATCCCGGTGATTCCCGGCAAGGCGACGGCCGCGCAGCGGATCGCCCAGTGGAAGTCGCTCGAGGCCGACCGCCGCTCGTTCGAGACACGGCTCCGCGCCGCCCTGCGCCGCGGGTTCACGACGCAACGCACCGCCGTGCTCGCGGCCTTCGCGCACGCGCAGAAACAGGGGAGCGCATGGCGAGCCGCCTAAGTTTCGTCTCGGATCAGAAGTTCCACGAGATCGCGATCGGCATCGCGGCCGGCCGGCTCGAGTCGAAGTCGGCCGACGATCTCGGGATCTTGAAGGGCTCGGCGCTGCGCGAGATCAAGGCGATCGACAAGGCGAACCGCATCCTCGACATCTGCATTTCGACCGACAGCATCGATCGCATGGAGGACACGATCGCCCTCGACGGCTGGCAGCTCGAGAACTACATCGAAAATCCCGTCGTGCTCTTCGGCCACGATCAGTGGAACCCGCCCGTCGCGCAGTCGATCAAGTTGTGGAAGGCGCCCGGGCAGCCGGGCGAGCTCTGGGCCCGCGCGCAGTTCGTCGAGCGCGACATCTACCCGTTCGCGTACATGATGTTTCAGCTCTACGTCGGCCGCTACATGCGCGCCGCGAGCGTCGGCTTCAAGCCGACCGACTATGAGATGTCGAGCGACCGCAAGGGCGGCATCGACTTCAAACGGCAGGAGCTGCTCGAGTGGAGCTGCGTGCCCGTGCCGGCGAACGCCGAGGCGCTCGCGCAGGCGCGCGCGGCCAAGATCGACCTGGCCCCGATGAAGTCGTGGGCCGAACGCTGGCTCGATACGTGCGGCCAGCACGATCAGCGCGACCGCCGCGAACGCGACACCGTCGAGCGGCTGCGCGCCGCCAGCGATCCGACCGGCCGATCCCTCGTCGCCTCAATGGGCGATCTGCGTTTCCCTCCGTCCACCGAAAGGTCCGCGATGTCGAAGCCGAGCACGCCGCCGTTTGCCGCCGCGAAGAATGCGGAGTTTCCCTGCGTCTGCGCACAGGGCCACGGCCACAAGACCGAGGCCGAGGCCGTCGCGTGCGCGGCGCCGGCCGCGCGGAAAGAGACCGACGTCGACGAAGCGGGCGAGGAGGCGGCCGAGCTCGTGCAGTACGAGGCGATGCTCGCGCATCTCGACAGTCACGCGCAGATGCTCGCGGCCGTGCGGGCTCAGGTCGCGGCCCTGATCGCGGCCGAAACGGAATCGCCGACCGAGACCGACGAGGCCGAAGCCGCCGAAGAGGCCGTCGAGATGGCCCGGCTCTCCGTGATCCTCGGTCAGTGCACGCAGATGCACGGCTCGCTCGCCGGGCTCGAGTCGCTCGCGACCGCGTGCCTGATGGGTGAGGACGACGACGACGTCTCGATCGGCGCCGGCATGGGCGGCGCGGCGCGCGGGGCCGAGGGCACGCGGGGCAAGTCTGGCGCGCGGCACTCGGCGGCGGACCTGGCGCTCGGCAAGAAGGCCGCCGGCTACATCGTGGACGGGCACGCGAAGATGGTCGATCTCGGCTTCGCGAAGCCGCCCAAGGCCAAGCCGGGCGACACGCCGGCCAATGACGACGACGCCGACAAGGCCGCGAAGGCGGGCGCGCGTCACTCCGCGGCCGACCTGGCGACTGGCAAGGCGGCCGTCAAGTGCATGCGCGACGCGCACGGCACGCTCGTCGAGCTCGGCTTCGCCGAGCCGATGCCCGACGCCGAGCCGGACGAAGATCCCGACGCCGGCAGCGCCGACGACAAAGCAGCGCGCGCGGCTGCGGCGTTTGACGCGATGGCCGACGACGTCGATCTCGCGCTCGAGGATCTCGAGGCCGAGGGCGACGAGACGGACGAATTCGAGGAATTTCTCGGGATGTCGCGCGAGGAGCTGCGCGCGAGCCTGCACGATTCCGTGAAAGATGCGATCGATGAGGCCCGGGGCCGCATCATCGACTAGCCGGGGAACACGCCGGAGCTGAACCCGCGGGCGCGCCGGGACGTTCGCCTAGACGGGAGAGACACCATGCCAGGATTCACGAAGAGCGACCTGCAGGCCTTCGTCCGCAAGGAATGCGGCGAGGCGGTTGCGAAGGCGCTCAAAGACGTTCAGGAACAGATCGGCACGCGGGGCGCCGATCAGGTGCGCGAGCTCGCCGAGCGCGGCTCGGATGCGCGCAAGAAACAGGTGCAGGGCGCCGGCCTCGTGTTCGGCGGGGTCTGCGCGGCGCTCGCGCTCACGAAGGGCAACGTCGGCCAGGCGATCGATCTGGCCACGAAGGGCGCGAAGGACTTCAAGGCCGATCCGATCATCGCGAAGGCGCTCACGGCCGGCGATGCGGCCTCGGGCGGATTCCTGCTCGCGCCGGAGATGTCAGACGAGATCATCGAGCTGCTCTTGCCGCGCACGACGGTGCGCAAGCACATCGACAACGTGCAGGAGCTCTCGTCGGGCCAGATCAACGTGCCGAAGCTGACGAGCGGCGCGGCCGTCTCGTGGGGCGCGGAAGTCGCGGCGATTCAGGAGAGCGCCGAGGCCTTCGGCCAGGTCGCGCTGATCGCGAAGCAGGAGAAAGTCCTGATCCCGGTCTCGAACACGCTGATGCGGCGCGGCGGTCCGCGCGTGCAGGCGATCGTCCGGAACGACGCGCTGCGCCAGATGACCATCGGCGAGGATTCGAAGTTCCTGCGCGGCGATGGCACCGGGTCGGCGCCGAAGGGCCTCCGGTTCTGGGCGAACACGGCGAACATCGTCGCGTCGACCGGCGTCACGAACGCGCTGATCACGGCCGATCTGCTCGGCTTGATCACGAAGCTGCAGACGGCCAACGTCCCGATGACGAAGCCGTGGTGGACGTTCAGCCCGCGATCGCTCAACGCGATCATGGGCCTGCAGACCACGACGGGCGCCTTCGTCTATCGCGACGAGCTCGCGAAGGGGACGCTCTTCGGGATCCCGTATGACGTCACGACACAAGTGCCCGTGAACCTCGGATCGGGCAAAGCCAACAGCGAGGTCTATCTCGCGGACGGCGACGAGCTCGCGCTCGGGCAGGGGCCGCAACTCCAGATCGCGTTGTCGGAGGATGCGACCTTCGTCGACGCGAACAATAAGACGATCTCGGCGTTCCAGCGTGATCTGACGCTGCTCCGCGTGATCAACGAAGTGGATCTCGTCGCGCGGCACGATCTCGCGATCGCGATTCTCAAGGACGTGGCCTGGTAAGACCCTCGGCGCCGGCGACGGCGCACTCGGGCAAACGCGGATTCTTTTTGTAGAGGAGATCATCATGAAAGAGCCAGGAGCCGGGGGATCGGTCGCGCAGAACATCGGCGCGTACCTCAAAGGCAAGAACGCGCTCGCGCCGATCACGGTCGGCGCCGGCAACGGCGGATCGGCCGTGAAGCAAGTCGGGCAGAGCATCGACCGCTTTGCGAATCGGCTGGCGCAGAGCCTCAAGTACATCGTCTCCGTCGCGGCGACGTTGGGCTCGGGGCAGTCGGTCGTGGTGCAGCCCATCGTCGAGACGAGCGTCGACGACACCACATACACCGACTACGGCACGGACGGCGTGAACGATCCGGCCGCGACCACAATCACCGGCAACAACGACGGCAGCGTCGTCTATGCCGAGATCGAAGTCGATGTCGACTTGGGCGCGGCGAACGAGTATATTCGCCTGTCGCTCACGCCGACGCTGACCCGGTCCGGCACCGACACGGTCAAGTTCGCGGCGGCGGCCGCGCTTGGCGGCCTCGAGACCGTCCCGACCTAACTCGTTCGGACGGAAGCACTTCGACCTGACGCCCGGGTGCGCGCGACGCATCCGGGCGTGTTCATGTTCCACGTGGAACGTCGCTCCTGTGAGGATCCGGCATGGCCGTCGCGCTCTGCGTCACCACCTTCAATCGGCAGGATCTCCTGGCGGGGATGCTCGCCTCCGTCTTCGCCGGCACCGTCCGTCCGGACGCGCTCTATCTGATCGACCAGGCGCAGCGCGCGGATCTGCTCATCTCGGCGCTCGCGCACGTGCCGGCCGGCTGTCCGATCATGCTGGTCGATCTCGGGACGCGGCGCGGCTGCGAAGCCTCGGCGATCAACTGGTATCTATCGCGCGTGGCCGAGGATCGCATCATCGCCCACGAAGACATCGTGTTCGCGCCGACGAGCCTCGAGCGGTTCCTGGCCGCGCCCGACGACTTCGTGATCGATGACAGCCTCGGGCTCATGCGCTATCGCGATCGCTGCGCGGCCGAAGTCGGCGGCTACGATCTGGCCATCAGCCCGAATTACTTCCGGTACGTCGACGTCGACTACGAAGACCGGCTCGCGCTGGCCGGCATTCACCCGGCCGTCGTCGCGTGCGGCGTGAGTCATTTGTGCAATGGCACCATGAAGGGCTATACGGACGCCACGATCGGCGAGTATCATCGCCGCCATGAGATCGCGCGCGTGAACTACGAAGCGAAGTGGCGGCGGGAAGTGACCTTCGGCGGGAACACGATCGGCCGAGGCGCCTGGCGGCAACAGCACACCTACGAATTTCTCCGGCTCTGCGACCGCGTCGATTGGCGCGGCCAGCTGCGCGCGCCGCTCCAGCCCTGGCCGGACGCCGTCACCCTGCAGGCGGCCGCGCATGCCTGAGCCGCGCGTCGTCGCCCTCGGCGGCATGTTCCGCAACAGCGAGCACTACCTGCCGCGCTACTTCGGCCAGGTCGCCGGCCTCCGGGCCGCCCTCGAGGCCCGCGGAGACCGGCTGCGGCTCGTGCTGGCCGAAGGCGACAGCCTCGACGGCACCTGGACCGCGCTGCATAGCCACGCGCAGGCCTACGACGCCCGCCTTGTGAAGCGCGCGCACGGCGGCCCGTGGTGGGGCAGCGTCGACGACATCGCGCGCTGGCGGGCCCTGTCGTGGGTCTGCAATGGCATCCTCGACGCGCTCGAGCCGGACGTCGACGTGTTCGTCTACGTCGAAACCGATCTCGTGTGGGATGCCGCGATGATCCTCGGGCTGATCGATCAGCTCGACGACGCGCACCCGGCCATCGCGCCGATGTGCTTCACGAGCGTGGGCGCGTTCTATGACATTTGGGGCCATATCAAGGACGGGGAGAACTTCGGCCCGTTCCCGCCGTATCACCGGAAAGTG